GTATAAAGCTTTAACTGGTTATGGGGTATTTGAGTTAGTTGTGTACTAATTCTCTTTGAGTACATAAACTCAGACATTTCTAATGAAATTAATAATACGTTTTTATTATTTAAAAGTAGGTTAGTGGAAATATTTCCTAACACTATACTTTTACCAATATTAACTTGACCTACAAAGCACGTTAAAGTTTTAGGGTATAATCCACCTTCTAACTTTTCATCTAAAAACTTCCAGCCTGTCGGTATGGGATTATATACAGTAGTTAATTCTCTAATATGATTATCTACTTCATCAAAATACCAATGACCTAAATCTTCAGTTAAATTAATATTGTATGTTTTTTCAAACTGCTCTAAAACTTCAGCAACATCTGCTTGACCGTTAGAATATTTTTCAGCTGTTTCAACGATTATTTTATACATACTTCTCTCTTTAAAGAAAGTTTCTGTATTTGTTATAAGCTCTTCTTTATTAAAATTTGTATCGAGTTGCTTAAAAACGTTAACTACTTCGTTGTATGAGTTTTTCTCTTCTTCGCTTATAAGCCGTGTTTTTATTTCAGTTAAGGTTGGACATGTTCCTCTCTCATTAAAAAATAAAACAATTGTTTTTAAAATAGTTTTAACTGGTTTATTATTGAATAAAGACGGGTCTAAATACTCAATAATTGTTGATAAATACTCTTGATTAACGCACGAGTTAAACAATATTACGTACTCGTAGTAGTCTAAATCTAACCTACTCTCTTTAGTAGTTGACATCAACTATCAATATTATCAACTTCTTCTTCGATATCAACTGTTGCTTTGTTATTACCGTAGCAGAGTTTTTCTTGAAGAACATCTTCAAGTTTAGGCATAATTTTATCCCAGAACTCAGAGCTTTTTTCTAAGTCTTTACGATAACCTAGCGACTCTCCATTAAACATTACAGTCCGGCCAGGTTTTTCAATAACTCGAAACGCTTCAGCAATTTCAAATAAACCAGCATGTTTATCTAAACCTGTTTTAAAGTTAAGATAGAGTTCAGTTTTAAGATAGTTAGGTACAAAACGATTTTTAATCGTAAGAGCACCTAGTGTAACCCCGCTAATATTGTGAGCAATGGCAATTGACTCTTCATTTGGGTTGTCAGATACTTTTTCATTTTTTGTACTTAATTGTACTAAAACCGAGGCTAGATAAATTGGTCCTTTACCGCCTGATTGTGTCTTTACTAAAGTCGGAAACATTTCCATAGAGTCATAGACGTGATTAGAAAATAAAATTGGTACACGAGCTTTTGCAGCTTTATATGTCAAAACTCTCATCATTGACTTAATGGCTTTAGCTCTTTGTCCGACATCAGAAGCATCTTTGCCAGATGCAGTATCTCTAATTTCTTTAGCGGACGCTAAATTACCAAGAGAATCAATAGCTACGATAAATTTGTAATCAGGATTATCTGCTTTAATAACATTATCAAGAAATGTACTAATTTGATTTCGACAATCTTCAATAGTCTCTACTGGATAGTACTTTGTTTTAGCAGCGTCCATGCCTACATTTTCAGCGCTCTTTTTATCTACAGCTACTTCAGAGTCCCATATTACAGCTATATAACCTTCTTTTTGAGCATTGGCCATAATCTTATTCATAATAAGAGTTTTACCCGCCATTGAAGGACCTGAGAAACCTGTAACTCGTCCCACCGGTACACCTTTATACATTGAACCGGAAATAATAGCATTAAGAGCATATGAACCGGTATCTATCCATTCTTCAGCGGTAGACAATGTACTTGAGTCAAGTATTGCAGCGTCTGGGTTTAGATCATCTACTGATTTAAAAATATCCTTTAAAGCAGCAACACTATTCTTATTTTTAGCCATTTATATGGATTCTAAATACTATTCTTCGTCATCAAATAACTTTACTACTTCTTCGTTAGAAGGTGCACCTTCCTGAGGTTGCCCAGGTTGAGGTTGCCCAGGTTGAGAGGCCAAATTAACAATTTGCTGATATTGTGCAACAATTTTGAAATCCAAAATAGGGTCTTTAATCTGAGTAATCGATTTTTTATCGAACTCAACAATCACACTATCGGTTCTGTCTGCTAGAAATTCTTTAAAAAAGAGTGGAAGAATTTGCAAAGCAAGTTGACCGGTTTGTGGGTTTGGTTGCAAATGAAGAACGGCTGGGTCTTTTACAACTAAGACGTTTTCATTTGAAGCGTCAGTCATTACCTCACCAATAATGGTACGGCTTACTGAATCGAAGAATGCGGTTATTTTTGTGTTATTGTTACTCATATGTTTTATATATTAAATTATTTTTTTATAAAATGCAACTACTGTCCCATGGCTTTTTTAGTATAATATTTTGTATTATACAAAGCTGGCGGCAACATGTCAAAAGAGGTTGCTCGACAAGGGTTAATATCAAGAGAACCTCTACGAGAATAAAGTAAAGTTACTGCACAAGATTTTACTTCTGGGCATTTCATAATTTCCGTATAAAGCTTTTCTGCACAAAACTCATGAAACTCATTAACTTCTCTCAACGAAACTATTTGCTTATAAAGAGAGCAAGGCTTAATAACAGAATCAAGTGTGTTTATAAAAATATAAGCAGCTCCGGTATCTTTTTGTTTTGTGTGTCGGCAGCGTGATCTTAAAGCGTTAGTAAAAAATTTATTTGCGTAAAGTGCTTTTTCATCTTTTACACTATAACCAAAACCGGAATAATTCACTTTTTCAAACTCAAGATGATTATGCTCGGCATTGTAATCTGTAATTTCTAAATCTTCAATATCTTTACCTAAAAAAGTTTGAAGATCAAGATAACCTGACATCGGGAAGATGCCATTTTCATCTTCTCCTGACTTAAAAAATTTAACTTCAACTTCTGTCTCTAAAACTTTTTCAAGATCGGTCTTAACTTGAAGTTCATAATTTTCAATAGCCGTATCAACAGACTGACCCATCTTACACATATCAAAGGTGTTAAGATATAGTTTAGCAGATTTTGATTCTACCATGTATTGTGAATCAGAAGAATAGGTATATTTTAAAGTACCGGCAATAGGTGCCCCATTATTAAGAAGAAAAGTAGCTTCATGACAGTGCCAGGTATCATACCCTACAAATTCATCACCTTTAATCCCCCAGCCTTCTCGGGCAAGTTTTCTAGGCATCGGGTTAAGAAGTGATGCGTCATGACGATCAGTATAAACAGCATACGAAGCTGAAGAGCCGAGAGATTTAGAAGCAATATCGTTTAGGTTTGTATTACTCATTGTTTTAAATATTTTTCTATTGTTTTCATTCTCTGATCAACAGTTCCGCTAAGACGGACTACTTTTTCCCTATTAATAGGTGACATCTTATATGTAATTAAATCTTCAAACATTGCAATAATATCTTCTCTAAATTTTAGATCAACACTACGCTCACCATCATCTATTAACTTTACATCAGCAGGATCAGTATAAAAAATGTAATCTAACTTATCTATTAAGACGCCATAAACACCATTAAATGCATGTAATACTTGCTCAGAAACTTTTCCGTTAACTACTTGATACTTTGTATAAACGTATCCATCTAAAATACATCTATCTAAAATTAGGTTTTCATCCGGTTTAAGATGATTCTTAATATGTTCGGCTAAAATATATAATTGAGTTTCAGTGCCGCCTATCTCATTAATCTTAACATCATACGTTCGACGAACATAACGAGTTACTTCATCTACAAATTTGTAATCTTTGTAAATTTCTTTACATTTGTTTAATAGTGTAGTCTTACCAGTACTTTGCGCACCTGTAAATGAAACTCTCATACTCTTATTATAGTCTATCTTTTAAAAAGTCAACCCACATTTTTGTAGCTTGAGAATGTGTTAATTTAAATATCATATCTAAATCAAAACCTGTAACATCAAAACTACCTCGAGACATTATTTCTCCTGCATCTAACTCTGGTATGCATTTATGTATAACATTTCCGGAATACTTTGCTTTGTCTTCAAATATTCTAACCTGAGGATCTTTTCCTTTATATTTTTCATACCCTTCTAAATGTATTGGTGCTGGATGTAAGTTATAAATTTCATATTGCTCACAAACTTTTTCGGGTATTATTCTTAACCAACCATGTAATGTTACAAGTGAATTTGTTGGAATGTTTTGTAAATAATCTACTACAAATGGAGCTTTACGTACAAAAACAATTTTATCACCATACTCCTCAACAAGCTCTGACTTAATTTCGAGTATATTTTCTTTTAAACGGTTGGTAATAATGACATCAGGTGAACGGCCTATTTGTTTAGATATGTTATATATCTCAGAACCTGTTTGACTGAATAAAGTTACCCAGGGTCTTTTCATCTGCAAAATTTTCTAAACTGTGTAATATTCCAGAACGAATCGTAAATTTGCTGTGTGGACAGCTCAGCATCAATAAAATCAACAAGTTTTACTGACCATTTTTCTGACAATCCGTATTCGGGTTCATACCTCTTACCCAAAATGCCTGCCACAATTGGATTTGAAGTATCAATAGTTTCAATATATTCTGATAAAAAGTTTTCAGCATAAAGTGCAAACTCCCAAGGTAATGATGCGCCTAAAAGATGATGAGGTTTATCAACATCGAGCACATCATCGTTGTAAAGGTCATCAAGTAATTTAACTCTACCGACTGCATATTTAAACCATTTGTTATCTTCTTGCTTCTTAACAAACCCTGGAACATTAATCTGAGACCAATCGCAATTTTCTAAATAATATGAATAGTCAAAAGAGATAGCAACCTTATCAACTCTTGGCGCAATATAACGATAACAATCTACAATATCTTGGTATGTCTTACCTTGAACAACACCAATTTTGCGCCCTGGTAGATTAGGGTACTTGGATAAGAAGTTATTCAATGACATACAGGTGTTAGTAACATCTTCTAAAACATCAGGAATAACATACTCAAAAGGCTTAAGCTCTTTAACCCAATAAGCAAACTGATCGGGATCAAAGGCTGTTCCTAATTCAAAGATAGAATTATCTAAAAGAACTTTACGGCCGTAATCAACAGATTTAAAATAGAATTCTTTATATGCTTGATTCTCAGGCAATAAATGCACTAAGCAATAGTCATAGTCGTTATAGCCCCAGGAATAAGGAAGCAACGATACAGGTGTTTCATGTGATATAAGCATAGTTGTAATAATAAATCAATCTCCAAATAAATCAAATAAATCTGTTTGAACTTCTTTACCGATTATTGGTAACCTCCATCCGATAGCCTCATAAACTTGTTCAATAGGCGGTGCTACAATTTTACCAAACATTTTATCGTAGTCAATTTTAATCTCATGAAACTCTTTAGGGTACTCCCCAACAAATGCTACAGCGTCTAAACCATAAGGGTTTTTCATAGCGTAAAAATATTTGATTTTTTGTCCTGAATTAATTTGCTCGTATTTGGTTTGTATACCCATCTTTTCAAGCAAAAAGTTATAGGCTAAAGCTGCCTTAACATGACAAGGTGTGCCAAGGTTAAATTTGTGAAGAGAAGCACCATCAGAGTATTTTTCTAATTCTTTTACAGCTTTACGAAAAGCAGCTCCTGTAACATCTAAGGTTTTAAAATGATCATAAGCTTCTCGAAATACTTCATTAGTCTTCTTAACATCTTTAGTAAGAAATGCTGTATCAATAGTTTTTTTAATTAAAGCTTTTACTTCCTTAGGAGTTGTTGACCGGGCTAGTTCAACACCTACGTACTTAAATTTATTAGTAGGAACACCTTCTTCATCTAAAATATGAATAATATAGCGCTTTTTTTGTAAAAAGGACCCGACATCAGCAACAGCCTCTCGCTTAAACACAAAGCGCGGATCAGTAGAATTTAGGTCAGTTTTAGCCCAATTGATAATTTCGGTATTAAGATGCTTTTCCATAGCATCAATAATTTTATGACATTCAGGTGTAACATTACCATCCTTAATAAGAGGTATACCTAATTTATCGAGAATAGGTTGTATTGTTGTATATAAAGAGTCAGTATCACCAGCAATAATAAGAGACTCAGTAATGCCAAACTTTTCTTTGGCCCAGGCATCTACAATAGCGCCACCGGCTTTAGCAACTGCTTGACCTGTCAAAGTAATGGACGAAGCATTATCGATATCCATAAACGCTGAATGCTTGTTAGCAAACGTGCCATAGATGGAGTTAAGTAGAATCTTTAACGTGTATTGAAGAGTATCAAAGTATTGAATTTTACTAACAGTCTCTTTATCTTTCTGCTTTGTCTTTTTAAGCTTAAGCATTTCGTTACGTGCGTGAACACGTTCGTCGTAAATACTATTAATTAGATTAGGGCAAACACCTTTAAACTTTTGTGAGTAGAGCACTCCAGCTTTTGAAAGTGCTACATTTTCAGTCTTTAAAAATTTTTTAAGTTTGGATGTAGCTATCTTAAAAATACCACCCGATTCAAGTCTAATCTCTATTTCTTTGTCGGTCTCAGGGTCGCCTGTTACTATTTTGCCTAGTTTTGTCTCAGATCCAATATTAAGAGTAATAATAGTATTAGGGTACAGAGAATTAACGTCAAAACTAACAATGGCTTCTTTAAGGCCTCTTTCAGGTTCCCGTACATAGCCACCCTCCAAAGATTCTCTAGTTGTTTCATTTTTAAAAGTAGGAATAATATATCCTTGCTTTTGCGCCTGAAGTGTCATTGCACCAGTAACGATAGAAACTTTTCCAAGTGCTCTCTCGAAGTTGGTACAGCCCTTATAGGACAGCAAACGGATAATCTTTAAGTAATTAAGCTTCTCTTCAAGCTTGCGTAATAGATCAACGTCTTGGATGTTATAGTCAACAAACTGTTCCCAGTTTTGTTCTGATAAACCCGATAACGAAGTAGCGTTGTAAGCTAATTTACCTTCTCCGAGTTCATATTCGCAGATGTAGTTAAGTGAGAATGACTCTCTATCCCCTTTAGAATATGTCTTGTAAATTTCCATGTAATCTAAACAACTTACACCTGTTATGTACCACCTACCCATCTCTTTACCGAACTTAGCGAAGTTTTCTCTATAGTGGACTTGTCCTACAGGAGATAACTGACGAATAAAGTCATCTCCGAGTAAGTTCTTAGCTCGATTAATAATATAAGGAACGTCGAATTGTTCAGTGTTCCACCCTGTTAGAATATCAGGAGGATCTTTCTTCCAAAAGTTAACAAACTTCTCAAACAACTCGTCTTCTGTCTTACATTTATAATATAAAACGTTGGAGAGTTTTGGTTTATAGTCTTCTCTTAAACCCCAGGTGTAAATTTTATTATCGAGAGTGTCGTAAATTGTTATAAGGTTAACAGGGTCTTTTGCATACTTCGGAATAGGAAAAGCTCCTGGTGAGTATGTCTCAATGTCAATAAAATAAACCTTAAGAGGAAATTGACTAAATTCAGGTTTATGAACATCCTCTTTAAACTGATCTACTAAAAACTGTTGATCAACCGGCAAATTACCGAATAATCTCGGGGTACGAGCTTCTTGTACAAACTTGTTACGCTCATAACCATTTTTGAAGTAGCGCTTCTTTAAAGGTGTTTTAAAAATAGAAGTCGCATCTTTAGCATCTACTTGCTCTGTATACAAGTAAGGTGTGTAAGGGATTTCGGTATCAATTCTGTCCCCATCTTCTGACCACGTTCTAAGATATATGGTGCCCTCTCGAGGGTTATATGATGCGTTTCTATACACTAATACCTATTGTATTATGATTTTGGATTAGTCTCAAGCAAATACTTTCGATCTGGAGAATCATACGGCGTAAAATACGCTTCGTGATGTTTCATCAGATTTTTTTGATCTTCAAGCCAGTATTGTTCTGTATATGCTCGAGCTTTTTTACAGTAATCAGCATACACGGTTTGGTTCTTTGTTACTGTTTTAATACAGTCTATAAATTCATTAGCGTTACTATATTTTAATGAAGCGTCTTTGTAAGTAACCATATCAGGACATACACAAGGTATACCTAAAGCTCCTGATTCTAACAACTTAATATTACTTTTTGCTCTATTAAAGTTATTGTCTTGTAAAGCAGCAAAAGTTATTGCTGTTTCAGAACTTGCCATTGCTGCTGGAAATTCGGGTAATTCTGCCCATGGGCGGAATGTAATTTCACCAGCGTCAATAAACGGCTTTAGAGGTAAAGGATAACACCCGTAAAACTGCCATCTGAAGTCTTTGCGTGTTTTTATTATTGCAGGTACTACAGTTGCGAAATCGTCGTTTTGATTTGTTCTGTTAGTAACATCGACATGTGTACCTGATGCAAAAATAGATACAATTGGTTTCTTTTTATTTTTTTCAAAGTTCTTAACTAAGTTACCTAAATTATAATATCTATCAAACCACCACTTTAAAAGGTAATTAGGTATTACAGTAATTTTTTTATTACCTGTTTTTTCAATATAATATTTTCTCATAAAATCACATGTAACTGTAATTTCATCCATCATTCCCATTATTTCTAAAATACTTTCTCTAATTTCATTTGACGTAAATGCATCTTTATTACGATTAAAATCGGGTATATCTTCGCGGAAGACTATATCATCAACTTCATAAATAAGCTTAAACTTCATTTCTTCTGAAAGTTTTTTAAGTTGACGAAGAAAGTCTCTTTGTACAGGTGTTGCCTGTCTTTGAACTTTGATAGCTTTTACACCAAGATAAAAACGAGGGTCAAGTACCATAGTTGTAAGTTCAGTAACAACTGCTTTTTGATACAGATTTAACATCATATTAGGTGCCATGCATCTGTAAAAACTACACCCACCAAAATCAGCTAAATAGTTAATTGCTCTTGGTAAGTTTGCCCCTGGAATCTCAGGTGGAGGAAGTGGCTGAGGGGCAAATTGAGGAGCAAAGTGCTGTACAACAGGTAAACCTGGCGGTAATCCGACTGGAGCCCCTGGTATGGTTTGCAGTGTATTGTATACAGGTAGAACGTTCATATTGAAAAACTATATTTAAATACTTTATTGACAAACATATGTAAATCCATTTCTTTTTTCTAATTCAATAAAGTTGTTAACTTTATCTGTAATTGCCGCACCGCGATGTGTTATTATGTAACAACTTTCGTTATGTTGTTCAAATCTTTCTTTTAAAATATCTAAAACCTGTTCAACACCTTTATTATCTAGAGATGAATCTAATAATTCATCATAAAATACTGTTTTAATTTGTACATCCCCTTGCATGCGTCTTATATCAAGAAAAGCAAATAAACATGCTAAATCAATTCTTTTTCTTTCTCCACCTGAAAAATTGAAATAAGATTTTTTAACACCGCTTTCATCAGTTACTGTTTCTTCAAAGTATTCATTAAATTGGCATACACAATTAGCTTCAAGACGCTGTAAGTAGTACTGTAGACGAGAGTTTAAAACTTTTAATATTTTTTTAACTATATAAGATTTGAGTCCTTCTTCAGACACCACAAACTTTACGCACTCTAAAATAGAAATATCTTTATCTAATCTGTTTACCTCTTTTTGTAAATTTTGAATCAGCTGTTCTTGCTCTTTTACAATTTTTTCTAACTGAGAGTTACTTTCATCTTCAGCCTCTTTTAATTCATTTTTAATATTATTAATTTGTTCAATAATATACTCTATCTTAGATAGCAGTGCTTTATTGTTATATAAAACTTCATTTACTTTATTATGTTGTAATTGCAGTTCATTAATTTTTTGTTTTAAATCATTTTGTTTTATTACTAATTCTTCTAGTGTAGAATTTATG